CAGTTGTTATATCCCACGCAGTTGATGCGGTATGTGTATGAACATCCGTGTCGTCTGCCTCGATAAAAAGTTTTGTTCCATCGTAACTCCAACGGAAACAGCCTGTATATGCTCCGTGCGGAGAAGCAAAGTATGTTGTGTTTTTTACACCACTAGCAATGTCAGGGTGCGTCCACACAGACAATCCCATACCCGATAATGATCGTCCTGTTAAACTTGTTAATCTAGGCATTATGAATAACTCGTTGCTGAACCAATAACTTTCCACGCACCGCCTGAAGATCTAATTAAAGTGAAACTTACAATATCAGTTCCACTTGCAGTACCACTTGGAGCAGATCCACCTTGCCATAGAATAGTCTGTGCAGATCCATCAATCTGAACTGCTGTTGGCATATACGCAGTACCACCTTGACTTAAAATCAATGCGACACCGATAGTTCTACTTACAGTCGTAGGAACATTCGTAAAGTTTGCAGTAAAGTCTGCAGCCAAACTTGTATGATCGAATACCGCACCATCATTTAAGTTGTGTGTAACAACACCAGTTGCACCAGTTAGTGCATTTGTCTTTTCAGTTGTGATGTCATTAAACGTTACCTTACCAAACATATTGATTGGTGTGCCACCCGCTGCTGACTGAGAACCAATGTTGACATTATCCTGCGAAAGACTGTTACCGATATCGATATCAAGAGAAGAATATATTAAGACGTTACTACCAGAAAGTCTTAAATCCCTAGTTCCAGTATCCGTATCTGCCGAAATTGTCAGTCCAGTATTCGAAAACGGCTTGACATATCCAACATTTGTCCCATCCGCAGCTTTGAAATTGACAAGCGGTTCACCACTATTGAGACTATTCAATTCTAATACAGTAGTGTCAGTACCGTTTATTGCAAGATTAAATTTCATTGATCCATCATAGTCACCTGCAGTAGTGTCTTCAGCGGTTACTATGATCTGTGCATAATCTTTATAAGTTGTGTATGTGGTCTCACCAGCTCTAAAATTCAAACGACCAATTACAGTATCATCTTCAGGAGTGTAGTCTGAGTTTGTGAGGATAAGGTTGGTTGGGTGTGATTGGTTAAATGTAGTTGTCGCCCCAAAGAAGTAAGAAGCATCTCTAGCAGTGGAATTCAAAGTCATACGGAAGTCTGGTCCACCAAACGGATCCCATCTTGGCGTTCCACTAATATGTTGACTAGAGTCACGAAGAATACCCATACCGTGTGGAACTTCTTCTGTGTGTCCTTCAGGAATGTAACTATTCTGTGACGCAGTACCATTGTTCGCATCACCAAACACGAAGAACGCAAGTGCACCATAGATTTCGTTGCCTGGGACAATCTCTGCATTGCCTGATGCCCCACCGTTAAATCCACCAAAGTCAGATCTATCAGACATTACTTCAGTGTTTGCATATGCACTAAATCTTAAAAGGTTTTGATCGTCAGAAACAATTGATCTAACCTTTGCATCTGCGTTCTGATCAGTATAAACATCATAACTTGTCGCCGTACCACCGACTACACTTGTGAATGACAACCCACCTGCACTGATTGGTCTCTGCGTCAACTGCGTCCATGTGTTATAAGGTGTCGCCGCATTCATATCGTGAGCAATTGTCCTCAACATATTGTTTTGGAAATACATTGTCGCACGAGTTGCAGACTGACCAGTTGTTGTATCATACCCCACAAATTGCAACGCAATATTTGTATCAGAGTAGATGTCGTTTGCAGTGTCTACTTCATCAATGAGGTAAAAGTCTGGACCTGCGTAGAATGGTTTCGTCGCATGTGTTCCAATATTGTTAACCACAGGATCGTTTGGGTTGAATGGATCAATACCAACTTTTACAAAAGTTTCTAACCCACCGTCCAATTTCGCTTGTAAATCTATATAACCAAAACTATCGTTTACCGTTATAGATGAAACCTGCGAAGGTTTAACAGAAATACGAGCATACTCTGTGAGAGTTAATGTACTACCACCTTCATCAAGACCATCCCCAAAGAATCTAATATCACCTACAGATGAATTGATATTTGGTGTCACATCTCTATTTTCAAATACCAAAGAACCGTTATTGATATTACCAGAAGTACTTCTAAACAATGTCAATGGAGTGTCTGATTCATCTCCTGCAGTTAGGACTTCATCTAAGGTGCTAGAACCTGTTGGGAATGCAATATAGTTAGTACCATCGTTAGTGAATTCCCAACGATCAAAACCTTCGTTCCAACGGATTGCAACGTTTGGCAAAACACCACGCTCTACATCAATGTATGACCAGTTACTTGATGAACCACTTGGAGATCCCGACTGTGCAGAGTTTAGAATAATTCTACCACCATCAAATGCCTCACCAACAACATTGATATTTCCGTTCGCAGTAATTGTGCTTGCAGAAATTGATCCTCTACCTGTTACTGTCGCAAAGGTATCCGTTTCTGTGTAACTTGTCAAATAACCACTTAAATCTGGTGGGGTGAAATCAAACACACCGTTTGCATATGATAGTGCTGCAGACCCCGCAGCAGCAGTTGTTACACTGAAGTCGTTAAGAGTGACGCCTGATTGCGCAACCCAATCAAACCCCGAACCAGTCCAACTAAGTACTTCGTTTGCACCCGCACCTGCAGTTCCCAAACCACTTGTCATGACACTATCAAGAGTACTAACTTCCCATGCAGAATTTGTGCCGTTATACTGTATCAGATCAGTATCTGCCAATCCTGTAAGATCAACATCCGTTAAATCACCAAAGACAGTAGCTCCACCTGCACCTGCGGATGTAATGTAAGTGTTTGTGTCGTAATACCATTCGCCGCCCACATTTCTTAAGAACCCATCACCAGAAGATGCAACAACATTTGCAACTGCAGAAGCGGTGAAGACTGGATCTGTTTCTGTTCCACCTCCTAATCCAGAAAGATCTGGTGGGGTGAACGTGAATAGACCAGTAGAGCTGTCATAAGACAACGAACCGTTACCGCTTGGAACCTCATTGTTTGCAGAAAGATCACTAAGTGTAATACCTGTAGACTGAAGGTTTGCAGAGAAAACACCAGTGGTGTCGTTGTATGAAATGTCACCACTTGCGCTTAGATCTGCTAAAGTAATATATCCTGCACCATTACTAAATGTTGCTACGTTTGCGGTTTCCAATGCAACTGCAACACCACCGACAGTCAACCCACCAAATTCTGCAGAGTTTGTTGTTGTAGAACCGTTTGTGGTAACTTGATCCAAGTTTAATGTGGATGTAGGAATGTCGTTTGCAGTGATGTAAGTATTTGCGTCCCAATACCAGTTGTTTGCGTTATCTTGTCTGAGGAAACCTTCACCATCCACAATAAGACTTGTTGTATGTGCATTAAAGATGGGATCTGTTTCTTCTTCAAGGAATGTATTTGCTTCGTATGACCAGTTTCCACCCCCATCGTTTACAAGTCTACCAGTACCATTAATTATATTATATGTGGTGTGAGCGGTAAATACTGGGTCTGTTTCAGATCCAGCTGCAGTCAGATATGTGTTCGAATCATAGAACCAGTTGCCCGAACCGTCTTGTTTAAGGAAACCAAGACCATCGTTGATATTCGCAGTAGTATGCGCAGAGAAGACGGGATCCGTTTCAACGAGAGTGTTTGCAGTTAGATATGTGGTTGTCGCAATGTAAGACCAGTTGTCTGCACCATCATTCACCAAAAGACCGTTACCGTTACCAATGTTGTACGTTCTGTGAGCAGTGAACACTGGATCTGATTCTGCACCTGCTGATGTTACATAAGTGTTTGTATCGTAGAACCACTCACCACCAATATTTTTAAGGAAACCTTCTGTGACAGCTATGTCAACGTTCGCAACTGCAGACGCAGAGAAGATTGGATCGGTTTCGTTTACAATGTAATTCTGCAAGTCAGTGATTTGACTTTCAGTGATACGAAGATCTGCTTGGTGTTGAACCACACTTGTATTAGAAATATATGCATCTGGTACAATCGCCCAAACAACAGATTGCGTCAAGTCATTAGATTCTGCACCTGCAGATTGTGCAATATATGTTAACCCTGTAGCTTGGTTGTTAACTGCGACAAGTTGGTTACCTGCACCAACATAGTTTGCAGGAGTGTCCGAAAGTGCAAGAAAAGACGTTGCACCACCACCACTGCCGGAAGGCGCATCTTGAAAACTGAATGCACTACCATTGGAAGTTAGAATTTGACCATTTGCGCCAGAACCACCCACAACATCAACCAATTCGAGTAAAGATGCATTTGAGATGCCCGCATTTGTCAAATCTGTGGGAATATTCTGTAGACTTGTATATTCTCCATCGAATTCTGAATAGTCAGTACCTGCCACAGCAGCACTAATATTTCCCGCACCATCTGACTTTACAATACCTGTAACTGCGCCAACAACAGGATCTGTTTCAGATCCACCGCTACCGCCTAATGACACCCACTGGAAGTCTGAACCATTCCATTGCAAGTATTCATTAGAGTTTGCAGAGTTTGTGTTTAAGTGCGAACTAACATCAGTGTCACCATAAGAACCAGTAACTGTTAGGTCACCAGAACCAAGTATGGATGCGCCATTGATTGTTTTAATGTTTGTACCAGAAACCAAAATTTCTTGCGCATCTGTGATACCATAACCAGACAAAGTTGTGGGGGCACCAGTTAGTGAAGAGAATGCACCATCAAACGCATCGGTAATACCGAACCCTGCAATTGTAGTTGGTTTATTTGTAAGAGTAGTCCAGTCTGCAGTTGCAGTAACAGTTAAATCACCCGTCCCAAGAATAGATTGGCTGTTGATTGTCTTAATGTTTGTACCAGAAACTAGAAGCGCTTGTGCATCTGTAATACCGTATCCTGCAACAGTTGTTGGGGTTCCTGTCAAAGAAGAGAATGCAAAGTCTTGTGAAAAGGTAGCGTTGATTGTAAGCGTGTCAGTCGTCGCATTTGTTGTAAGACTGATGTTTGTACCTGCGGCAAAATTAATAGTGTCCGTTGTGCTGTCTGCAGCGATAGTTGTTTGACCAGATACTGCAAAGTTACTGAATGCATTTTGGTTCGGATCACCAGATCCACCACCGCCACCAAGACCACCCCAACCGCCGTTGATGTAACCTTCAAACTGGTTTAGTTGAGTGTTATATCTGAGAAATCCGTTCGTTGGGGAACCGTCTCTTTGTGCAGTCGTTCCTGCAGGGATTTGAATCGAACCAGTCGAACTAGTGCGTGGTGCGATTGCTTCTAAGTTGTCATCCATCTCTTGGTACGTAAGGGATGAACCTTTAGTAATTCGTTTTGTAATAGCCATTAAGTACTTTCCCCAAATTCGTTGTAGTATACACCTACATATGAGCTATAAGTTGGTGAAGACGGTATCGAACCTTCTTCGAAATAATTGTCGTCGACATAATATATATCTACGTAAGAATACGCTGCTTCTATAACATATCCCACATCTACATACCCAGGCGTTAAGTAAAATGCAGTAGTGTCTTGAAATTCGCCTGGGTTCGGTTCAACATAATTGAAATCAACAAATTCAAATAACTGTATTTCATTATTACTTGGTGTCGACGTAAAGACATATGCCTGATCGATTAACGCCTGTTTTAAGACTGGATCTGTTTCTGCAGCAATAGCTGCGAGTAACGCTGCATAATCTGGATTAGTCATTTAACTACCTACGTTAACTTTAGGTGCTCCTGATTCCGCTTGGTTTGGAACCCAAGACCCATGACCCCCTGTTGCGTCTCCTGCCCTATGAACAAATGCACCTACCGCTTTTACTTTTCCAGAACTACCAGTCGCAGGATCTCCACATGCAGTGGAGTCGCCTTTACGAATGACTGGATCACCTTGTGCCTCAACCTTATTCTGACCCGCAGTATATGGAGTTTTATGAAAAGGGTTGGGAGTAGGACTTGCGTGTCCTACGTGGAAGTGTGCAGTTGTGACTATCCTAGGCATAATTTTACCAAGTATTAATTTTGTTTTGTATCGACCTCGAACCTTGGTGGTGCGACTTTACATTTTTAAGAACATCTCTAAAACCATCATCTGGTTTGCGTAAACCCATTCTTACAGGATCACCAATAGATGGCGGTCTATTCAATAATTGTTGCAACTCAGGATGCGTATTTTTGTATTCATCCAGTTCAGAAATTTTCATTGTGATTTCAAATTCTTCATTAGTATTTATATTACGAAAGTTGTAAGTAGGCATGACATAGTCCTCATCAATATCTGTTTATTATATTTAGGTAATACAAAAAAAGACGGTCAATTTCTTGACCGCCAGTCTTCTGATCTAATCCAAAGAGAAAGGAAAAAAGGAAACTAAATTAGATCAGGTATTCATCATTCTCATTTTCCCACGCACTGATTGCGTTTCTGAAACCTAGTCCCAACATACCATCATACTCTGACATATCTTCCCAAACTTCAATTACTTCTTCGATCTGCGCTTGAGTTAATTCTGATGGACAATCCACACCAAAGTGTTCTTGGATATGACCATACGCCCATTCTGTTACTTCACCTTCAATCCAATCAAGCATCTTGTGAGGTTTGTGGATAGTAAATTTTTCTGACATTTTATTCTCCATATTATCCAGTGATTAAGTTGTAGATCTCTTTCCACCCTTGAACACGAGTGGCTTGACCTGTGTAACCTGCGTTGTGAGTGTGTGCCATAAGGATACCTTCACAACCAACATTAATACCAACGTCGACGTTCTCAGGTTTGTCTTCAACCCAATAACATCCTGTATCCCGATACTCTTCCATGACTTCGTCTTTGTCTGCACCTGTGTCCAAATACACAAACCGTTCAAAGACAGTGTCACCAAACAACTCCCGAAGGTTTTTGCTCCGTAAGTGTTGAGCGTAAGTATCATTACTCAAACTAGTGATTGCGTGGAAAACATATCCATGTTCTTCGTGCAGTTTTTTAACATACTTTACTGCGTCCCGAAGAGGAGCAAGTTTCCGCATCCACGCACTCTCGTTGAACATCCGAATCAACCGTTTGCATTCTTGTTTTTCAATTCCGTACTTGACATCCATTTCATAAATGCCTTCTTGTACAACTTGATAACCGTGCCGATGCATCCACTGACCAAAAGCGTACTCCCAGTCTAGGACGACACCGTCACAGTCTGTCAATATTGTTTTCTCTTTTATTGCTATCATAATCTACTACTTTCTCATTACTTACATTATTAATATAGTGTATTTGATAACAAATGTCAAGAGCTTTTTTTGATTTTTTTTGATTTTTTTATGCGTCTCGAAAATCTTTAAAGTTCATATGTTTTTGTTTTCGATTTTCATTCTCACGCAGTTTGCGTTTCTTACCACGTTGCTTTTCCCGAATGCGATCTTCATTAAAGTTTCCCCATTCGTCATCGTCAAAACGATTTTTTTGCTTGCGAAAATTTTTGAACTTTTTAGACATCTTTCTTAACTCAGTTTTAGTGGATCAATAAAAATTCGTGGAAGTCCTTCTTCCACAGTTTGTTTGGTCAGACCTTTCACCTTTTCTCTTGTGATCATCTGACACAACATCTCAGAGTCTTCATCACACACATCTTCTAGCAGACCAATAAACAACGCCTCACGTTTAGCTTGTTGTAGATTATCATAACCGCCTCCCTTTACGAAGATGCGTAGCTTCCTTGCTTCATGATAAAGCATCATTCCTTCGTCTGAAGTTGCATTCTCCTTGTAGGGTGGTGCAGTGTCTGGAACGAGGAATTCAATATTCTCGTCATACCATAGACGAAGAATAATGCGTAGAGGAACAGAGTCGTGTTTTTGCAACCATTCTATTTTTTGTTTCTTACTTTTAAGTTTACCTGCTTGGTTCACGATTTCAGAAATCGGTATTCTCGCCATTTTAAAAATCCTGTATATCAGTTAACAAATGTTTCAGTTTGTGTTTAATAAAGAAATTGAACAAACCTTCACGTCCGACTTCTTTATCTCTATTATAAATTTCAAGAATTTCATCTTGATAATTCTGAGGGATTTCTTTTAAATCGATCATCATCTTGTTACGATGATATCCCGAAAGAATTTCCTCATTCATTTCCTTTTCGCCACCATCCAACAGTGCGTACAACCGTTTGGATGTCATAGGACGTTGACGTTCGCCAATTGCAAGACAGTTGTCTGCAGACAAAACATTTGGAACACCGTCTCCTGCGTCACCCTTCAAAATGTGTTCTTTGAGGTATTTATCAGGATTATCATTTCTTATCCAACGTTTCCGTACTGGGTCATATTGTCCAACGTTTGCATAACTATGCAATTGGATATAATCTTTATCACCAGACAAAATCAAGAACTTCTCGCCACCAGTGTTTAATTCTGTTCCATTATCATGAACAATAGTACCAATGATGTCATCAGCTTCAACTCTATCGACGTTAATTACCTTGTAAGGAAAACTTTCGTCGATCTCATCACGGATCTTATGTATCACTGTGAATAGTTCATTCCAATCGATGTCAGACTCATTACGAGACTTCTTACGATTTGCCTTGTAGTAAGGGAAGATGTCTTTGCGCCATACATTCTTACTATCACAACATATTACAATTTCACCCCATTCTTCTACAAACTTTTTTCGATTGTATCTGATAGAGTTTAAAAACATGTGACGGATCATACTCTCGTCAATTTCTACATTATGACCACCTGAGTTCGCAAAGAACGAGGCGAGCATAACTTGGTTAAAATCTACTAAGATTGCCATATCTAATTTCCAACAAATTTACATTATGTACAGTGTACTACACTATATCACGAATGTCAAGTGTTATTTTTCGGACTCCTGTACAATTAGTGAAAGAACTTGATTCCACACATTTGTGAAAGACTCAATGCTGTTACGTGCAAGGTTGTAACGATCTGAGTAGGTGAAACGGTTGAAGTAATTTGGGTTTTCTTTCTGCACATTTAGAACTTGTGCAGCGATACTGAATGCGTAGTTTGCGTGTTGCATTTTATCTTCGTTGTATTCATATACGATTGTTGCGTTAGCCGCAGTCTCTGTCAATGCACCATAGTTAGGGTGAATAACAATGACTTGGTTCTTGATAGCTTCAATCATTGCAATACAAGATGTCTCTTTCCAAATATTTGGATACAAGAAAATATGAGACTTCTTCAAGGCGTCGACAACAACATCATTAGGCTGCCAACCATGATAAGTCATGTGGGGGTGGTCTTCAATTTGTTTGAACAATGGTTTGTAAGGTTCATCTCGTTGTTCCCATCCGTAAATACCAAACGAGGAATATACATCAAGATGAATGTTGTCAAAACTTTTTGTCAACGCATCGAAGATAGGAACAAGAAGTTCCAATCCACGGTGTGGTGTTGTGTGGTAGATAAAACGAATCGTATCAACATCTTTATTGACTGGTTCGTATTGAGACTCTACTGCGTTGTAGATTACTGTTGTCTTCGAATAAGGAATTCCAAAACGTGTGATGTACTGATCACGTTGCCACGCAGACACAAACACAAAATGCGCAAACTGTTGCCATCCATTATTTGCAAGAATGTTCATTTCTGGATCTTCTGCGAGATCATGACAGTATAGAACGTTTGGAACATCGTCTGCTAGTTGTCGTGGACGTGAGAAGTGAATTGCAACTTTCTCTAACCATTTTGGATCCACATTTTTAAGGACACGTTCTCGCATCATTTCAGTTCCACCAAATGAATTGGCAGATACTTCTGATTCAATCACTTGACCTTTATATATTACACTCATAATTTTTTCCTCATACGATTGGTGTTTTTGCGTTATTTTCAAAGACCTGTGTGGGATGATCCAAATCTCCAAGTCTACTTTCTACTTTCTTGTGAACATTCCAATAAATGTGACCATATGCATTTGCAGTTTCCCATGCATCCATTTGTTCAAAACCATTTTTGTCAAAGAATGCCTTTATTGCAAGTCTTTCTGTTACATTTATCCCATGTCCAAAATATTTTGCGCAAGGCGCATGTCCAATATAATATCCCCCAACTTCAACCATCTTCGCTGCATTTGAATATGCAGTATGAACGTCCCAGATGTGTTCAATTGTCCCTAAGTTCCATACAACACCAAAACTTTCATAAAGATCAGAACAATCATCTACGAGAGATCTTTGGAGATTATTCTCGTCCCCAGCTTGGGGATCCATTGATTGGTATGATGTCAGTTTAAACCAATTTTTTGGTGGATCAAACTGAGGATGATATGTAGTTGCGCCTAACATCAACATTGATCTGCCCTCAGTATAAGGCAATAACCTTTCATAGTGTTGTTTGTGTTGGTCAATTAGTGTCATATGTTTTCCTTAGTAGTCTAAAGTGTTTCCGTGAAATATTTCATCAAGACTTAAATTACGGCCTGTGTTTTCCCACCATGATCTGATTACATGATAAGACCGCACACTTGCATCTACTTGTGCGTCTGGATTGAAAATATTTTTTGAAGTGAATTGTTGTACGTTATGATTGAATAGTGGGAAAGTATAAACCCTGTCAAACCCCCAAAGAACCGCATTCTCTAAGGATAACGCTGCCCCTACAGGCATTCTATAATGTATTGTATCATCTCCTTGGTCAAAATAAAATTTCACCAACTTAGTCGCATATTTTCTTTTCAACATATAACATTGCAAACCATGATCTTGTTGTTCACGTTTTCTTGGAGTCATGTTAGGTGAACTCTCATGAACAAGACCTAATTGTAGTGCGCCCCATTTTGAACCCATGCGTTCAATAAATTCTTCAAATGTAAAGTTCCAAT